TGTTCTTAACGATACAAACTTTAAGTTAAGAAATGCTTTCGAAAGATGGCAAAATGGTATCAACAATATGACAGACAACGAAGGATTAACAAATCCAGTTGACTATCAAGTTGATGCTTTTGTTGACCACTTAGATAGAAACGGAAATACAATTAAATCTTATACTTTAAGAGGATTGTATCCAATCAACATTGCTGCTATTGATTTGAACTTTGATGAAGCAACTGCTATCGAAGAATTTTCGGTAACTTTTGCGTATCAATACTTTGAAAGTAATACAACCACTTAATTCTGAGTGGATAAGTATTACTATAATTAATTATTAAGAGGTAATATAATGGCTGAACTATTTGGATTTTCTATCACAAGACTTAAAAAAGAGTCGGATCCAAAACAAAGCTTTACTGTAGCTCCAGCGGACGATGGTACACAAACCATCGCCGCTGGCGGCTATTTTGGTCAGTACCTGGATATGGAAGGTACGGCTAAAACAGAAGCTGATTTAATCCGAAGATATAGAGAAATCTCATTGCATCCAGAATGTGATTTGGCAATTGAAGATATTGTCAATGAAGCTATCGTTGCGAATGAAAACCGAGAAGCCGTGAGAGTGAATGTAGATAATTTGCCTTATGGTAAAGATGTAAGAAGAAAAATCGAAGACGAATTCCAAGAAGTGTTAAGACTAATGCAGTTTAACACAAAAGGCCACGACATCTTTAGAAGATGGTACATTGATGGCCGTATTTTCTACCAAAAGATTATTGACAGAAATAGTCCTAAGTTAGGAATTACAGAATTAAAATACTTAGACCCTCGTAAGATTAAAAGAATACGAGAAGTAAGAAAGAAAAGACCTGAAGGTGTAACAGGTCCTAATATGTTAAATGTTGTTGATGAGTTTGTTGAATACTATTTGTTCAATGAAAAAGGTGTAGTCAATACAACATCAGGCGGTATCAAAATTGCACCTGATACTATTGCATTTTGTCCATCAGGATTAATTGACCAAACTAAAAATATGGTCTTGTCTTATTTACATAAGGCGATTAAACCTGTCAATCAGTTAAGAATGATTGAAGACGCAACTGTTATTTACAGAATTGCAAGAGCCCCTGAAAGAAGAATTTTCAAAATTGATGTAGGTAATTTACCTAAAGTTAAGGCTGAACAATACCTTAGAGATGTTATGGCAAGATATAGAAATAAACTTGTCTATGATGCTTCTACTGGAGAAATTAGAGATGACAGAAACTATATGTCTATGTTGGAAGATTTCTGGTTACCAAGTAGAGAAGGTGGTAGAGGTACTGATATTACAACTTTACCTGGCGGTCAAAACTTAGGTGAGATTGCAGACATTGAATATTTTAGAGGTAAACTATATCGTTCTTTGAATGTACCAGTAAGTAGATTAGAAGCTAACTCTGGTTTTAATTTAGGTAGAGCATCTGAAATTACAAGAGATGAATTAAAGTTTACTAAATTTGTTCAAAGATTAAGAAAGAAGTTTACAGAATTATTTAATGATTTGTTAAGAACACAATTAGTATTAAAAGGTGTTATTAACGAAGAAGACTGGCGAGAAATAAGAGAACATATTTCATATGATTTCTTACAAGATGGCCATTTTGCTGAATTAAAACATACTGAGTTAATGAGAGAGCGATTACAATTAGCAAATGAAATGCGTGATTATATCGGTAAATTTTATTCAGTTGAGTATGTTCGTAAGAATATTCTTAAACAAAACGAAAAAGATATCGAAGATATTGATAATCAAATTAAGAAAGAAATTGATGATGGTATTATTTCAGCACCACAAGCTGATGTAAATGATACCGTATAAAGGAGAAAAATATGAGTGAACAAACAAAAACATTTATCGACCAATTACAAGCAGGTAATAATGTAGAAGCTGGAGATGCTTTTAAAGCTGCTTTGAGAGATAAAGTAGGTGACCAATTGGATATTAAAAGAAAAGAAATGGCTGCTACTATGTTTAATGGAACAATTGAAGCACAATCTTTTAGTGACCCTAAACCAGAGATTGCTGACCCAGGAACATTTAACCAAGATGGTTCTGTTAATACAGGCGTTCAAGGTAATGATGGTCAAGCAGAAATTGATTTAACACAAACCAATGAACCAACGAATCAGTAATTTGAAAAGAGAAGACTTTATTGATTCTCAATCATATGGTACATTGTCGCCTTTAATGAAAGAGGCAGTCAAAGATGTATTTGAGTTGATTGAAAAATCGACTGGAGATATTATAGAAAAATTTGAAAAATCGGTAGATAAAGTTGCCGAGTTTCATAATATTAATACTCAAAAACTTTATGATTATTTTGATAAAGAATTAGACGAAAGATTAGGAGAATAAGATGGCGTGGGTAACAGTTCCAGGTTCAGACGGTGTTTGGGAATATGATAATGCCGCTACGATTAGCGACACATATCCGGATTCAGCTGACGGCGCTAACTCAACCATTTCAGGTGGTATAAGAACATATACACATCCTAGTGATAGTCGAACAGTACAAGTTTATATTAAAACAAGAAAAGCAGGTCAAACTAAAGAGCGTGGCGAGTTATCAAAAACTTTCTACGATAGTACATCTGGTCATATTGGATTTTAATTATGGCAATTACAACAACTAAATTAGTTGATGATGCGTTTCATATAATTGTAAATTCAAATGGTGTTGGAAGTGAGTTTCAACAAAAACTTGTAGATGTAGTAAATTCAAATAATGCAACAAGTGAACCTAAAGTTTCAATTGCAAATATGCAATACGAAGTTGAGGGTACAGGAAAACTAACTGTTTATTTTAAAAATGATACAACTAAAAAGGTTGTATTATCTGGTCGAGGCAATTGGGGGCTAAAACCAGACGAACAAAAAATTAAAGATGTAATAGGAGATGTTCTATTGAATAGTGATGATACTGTAGAGAAGTATAACTTAGTAATAGAATGTCACAAAGAAACGGGATACAATTAATATGGCAGACATAGTAACAACACAGGCTATAGCAGATACAACAGGCGTTAAGTATGTTGTTAAACTTACTAACTATTCAGACGGTACGGGAGAAAACCTAGTTAAAAAGGTAGATGCGTCTGAAACTACTTTTATGACCGAAGACGGTGCAAGAAAGATTAGTAAGATATGGTATTCAATCAATACAGCTAATAATAAGTCTGCTGTAGAGTTAATTTGGGACGGCGCTACAGATGCGACAGCCGTTATGTTATCAGGTAATGGTTATTGGGATTTAAGACCAGCTGGTGACGAGATACCAAATAATGCAACAACACCAACGGGAGATGTACTTTTATCTACTAAAAACTTTGCAAATGGCGATAATTACACAATAATTGTAGAGTTTAGGTAATATTCCTTATAAATATATAAGTACAAAGAGAGAACAAAAATGAAATTAATTTCCGAAGAAGTACAAAACGCTGAGTACCTTGTTGAAGAAACGGGAGCTGGCAAGAAAAATTATAAAATTAAAGGTATCTTCTTACAGTCAAATGTAAAGAATAGAAATGGAAGAGTCTATCCACGAGAAATCATGGAAAGAGAAGTGACAAGATACAATAAAGAATTCATTAACAAGAAAAGAGCATTTGGTGAGTTAGGTCATCCAGATGGTCCTACTGTTAATTTAGAACGAGTTTCCCACATGATTACTAAACTATATCCAGATGGAAATAATTTCATCGGAGAAGCTAAAATCATGGACACACCTTATGGTAAGATTGTCAAAGGTCTTATTGACGAGGGTGCTCAACTTGGAGTTTCAAGTAGAGGAATGGGTACACTAATTCAGCGTGGTGGTGCTAATTATGTAAAAGATGACTTTTACCTTGCAACAGCGGCTGATATTGTAGCAGACCCTAGCGCTCCTGACGCCTTTGTACAAGGTATCATGGAGAGTAAAGAGTGGGTTTGGGACAATGGAGTTCTTGTCGAAAAGGATATTGAAGCCTGGAAACAAGAAATTCGAACAGCGAAACAAAGAGTTTTGGAAGCTAAAAAACTCCAAATCTTTGAATCGTTACTTAAAAAACTCTAATCTTATAAATATCATATAAGAAACAAAGGTTTTTTTAAATTTAAAAAAAATAAGGAGATTTCTCAATGGCCGAAACAGAAAAGAAAATTGAGGCGTTAGAAGCAGAAGCTACAGAATCGAAAGATAATGTTGCTGAGGCTAGTGCTAATCCACAAGCGGATGCTCCTAAAAAGAATGCTGTTGCGGCTGAACCTACTCACCTTTCTAATGAGGCAGAAGATTTAGGTCCAGCGGTTACTAAAAACACGGACAGCAATCCTGACGCCACAAAGAAAGTAAAAGAAGTTTCTGGTGACGCTCAACAAAAAAATGCTGGTGCTGCTGATGCAATGCCAAAATTAAAAGAAGAGCAAGCTGAAACTGAAGGTTCTGAGGATGAAATCGTTGCTGAAGAAGAAACAAAAGAAGTTGCTGAAGAAGTTGTCGAAGATGACAAAATTGATGTAACTGCTGATGTTGAAGCTTTAGTTAAAGACGAAGATTTATCTGAAGA